TATATAATCAAAATTTAAAAACTTAATATTTATCAAATCTATAATCGCATTAAATCCGCCCGTCATTCTACGATTTTTGTTTAAAAGATCAGTAGTATTTTTAGAAATTTTATCAGGATTTGAACCATTATCTAAAACTACTAAATTATAATTTGTTTTAATTTTTTTAAAAATATTTTCACATAATCTATCAGTATATGTTGGATTATTATAACTTAGTATCGCTATTATAGTATTTTTCATTTATTTTTTCCAATATCTATAAATTCCTTTTTCCAGTTCGTATGAATCCCACTCTTTTCTTAATCTATTTGGTTGTGTCTTTGCCCATGACCACATTGTTTCCAAACCTTCCTTTAAAGTTGTTTCAGATTTAAAATTAATTGTCTGTTTAATTTTTTCGTGAGATACCCAGGCATATTTTACCTCGTGCCTTTGCTCAAGATATTGTATAGGCCAACCTCCAACAATATTTATTAGTGTATAAGCAGCCTCATTTATAGTTACTTTGGTATCTCCTCCCATATTAAATATTTGTTTTGAACATATTGGATTTATTGCACTTTCCAAAAAATAAGGAAGACAATCATCAATATAACTAAAGGCTCGCTCTTGATTTCCATCTCCGTAAATTGTTATTGGTTTATCATTTAAAATGTTATACATCCAAATACCCAAAACATTTCTATATCTATCCCAGATGTTTTGTTTAATTCCATATACATTATGAGGTCTTATTATACACCAATCCATTCCATGTTGTTCACCTGCAACCTTAATGTCCATTTCACATGCATACTTAGCAATTCCATAAGGATCAATAGGCGATGGAATATATTCTTCTCTAAACGGTGGTTCTGCTGCACCGTAAACAGCCATACTAGAAGTAAATATAAATCTTTTAACATCATTTTTAATTGATTGATTAATTAATCTTGTAGTAGAAATTAAATTATTTTCATAATTATATTTTCTTATAAATGGACTAAGACCCTCTGCTGCATAAGCCGCAAAATGAAAAACATGAGTAGGATTGTGTTCATTAAAAATATAATCTAAATTATCTTGTACAAGATTATTATTATAAAATTTTACTTTAGAATTAACATTCTCTATAAAACCTCCACTTAAATCATCAATGCCTATTACTTCTATATCTTTATCACAAAGATAATCTGCAAGTCTAGATCCAAGTAATCCGGCAACACCAGTAATTAGTGCTTTCATTTAAAATTCTCCAAAAATATTCTTTTACCTTCTTCTAAATGATTTCCACCATGAAAACCAAATTTTCCTTCCAAAGTGTTAGTTTGATTTGGTAAATCGAGCTCTAGTCCCCATTTCATACCAACTTCATTTGGTGCAAAATTACATCCATTGTCAATGAAATATTTTCCAGCTATATGACAAATAAAAGCATCTTCGTTATATTCACTATACGGAAGTTTTGTTGCCAGTTTCATCAATTTTTGAGACCTAAAAGAAAATCCACCATTTCCACCATAATTTAACCAAGGCCAAGGTGATCCAACATAATCATAATTAAAAAATTCATCAGTCCAATTATTAGGATTTATAGGAAATCCATCGGTTTGAATCCACATAGTATAATCAGTATGAACAAATGGATAAACATTCTTAAGACAAAAATTATTATACTCACCATATGTTAACTTATTAATTCTAATAGGAGAGACATTACTTATGTCTCGTATTGGATCTACTGAGAAGTGTATAATTGTATCAAATTTAATCTTGGTATTTAAACCTAGTATTATTTTTTTTATAGATTCTGTGTCTTTTCCAAGACCATCTATGAATATACCTGTAACATTAGATAGGTTTAGTTGCATTTTCAAAATTCACATAGTAATGAATGTAGTCAGTTTCAACTACATCGATCACATCATACTTTAAAGAGTTTACACCGTCTACTTCTATAGTTGGAGATATATTTTTATTTAAAATACTATAATACATCTCTCTATTTTCTTTAGTAAGTTCTAATCCTACATGGTGCAGTGATGTGTATCTCGCGGGTCTTCTAATTGGAGTTAATCCTCTAATAGAACATCTAAGCAAAAGATCATCATCTTCTGCACCATAACCAGCATAACAATTAGAAAAACCATTAATTAGTGAAAAATGATCGTTTAAGAATAAATTTACTCCACCAAAAAAATTAACATATTCTAGTTTATAATTGGCTTGAGATCTATAAGCAGCCAAATGTGTTGGTTGTTCTGGTTGTGAATAATCTGCATCTTCTGGTAATAAATCAACATCATGTGGAGAAATATAACCACATTTTTCTTTCATCAAATCATATCCAATATTGATTAAAGTTCCTCTGTTAAATTTTTCAAAATTTGCTTGTTCTACTATTACAATAGAATAATCATTCTTTAAAGTTCTTTTAAGATAATCATTCATATACGGAACAAATTGTTTTAAGTGTTCTTCCCTATTCCTATAAGGAACTATTACTGCTAATTTCATATGTTACCCACCAAATTAAATTTAACATTACTTTCACTCAATCCCATTTCTCTCAATGATTTTTCTTTAGAATCGCCATCAGCTATTCCCATAGTTATCATGGGTTTCATCTCTTGTGGAATTTTAGTTCCTGGCCATATAGCGTAATTTATAGGAAGAGCACCTATCCTCATTTTAGTTAAAAATTGAGGTAATACTTCAATCATGAGTATTTCATGATCGAATACTTTGATTTCTGGATTTTGTAAATTGTATTCACATCTTTTAATCCAATACTTTACTAATTCTAGAACAACATCATTGTAGTTTAAATATATTGGAGATGCTTTTGGTTTTAAAATTTCGTTTTCTCTGGGTTTAAAATGTTGGTATGCAAAAATAACATCACAGTCATCTTCTTTATCATCAAAAACAGTTAACTCTCCATGAAGTATAGAATCAACATCCATCCAAACAAAAGGTTTTTTCTTTTCTTCCATCATAGAAAGAATAAAAGATGGTTTAGATAAACAATTTAATCTATAACTTCCTTTTGATGGAAGTGGTCTTATATCAAAAGGTATATTGTGTTGTTTACAGTTTTCAGCCAATCGTTTTGCATGATCGCTGTAATATGTTCTACCATCTATGTCAGAGTAAAAAGAAACAATTTCAGTTTTCATATAGTATTCATTATTAATTCATAAAGATGATCGTCCGCAGACTTTAACTTCTTAACTCTTTCCTTGTTGTCAAGAACTGCTTCAAGTTTACTTCCATATAACTCTGCTGTAAGTGTACTAAAATTAAAATCAGATGTCAATCTAATTATTCCATCGGAATTGAAATAAGAATCTAGATCTTGGGTTCCCCAGTAAATAGGAATTGTGCCAGCAGCAAAACAATCCGTAACTTTCTCGGTAAAATATGTGCTATAGGAATCATTCTCTATTGCTAGAGAAAATCTATAAGGTAGAATTGCTTCTGATTTGTCTGGCCAAGGCGAAGAACCAAAACCAAACCTATTGCTATTACCTGCACCACCATACACATCCATGAAATCTTTTTTTGCTTCTGCAATCATATGACGAATCATATGTCCAAATGTTATTTTTTTAGGAGAAGCAATTAAAGATGTCAATTTTGTTTTTTCTGGTAATCTATTTTGTATTGGTATCCAAGGTAGATTACTTCCAGCAAAAGAAAACTTAATATTATCATATTTACACATTTCTTTTTCTGAAGTAATAACTAAATCAAATGTTTCAGATAATTGTTTTAATTGAGATATCCATGCTTCTCGTGGATAACTTGCGTGAAAAATTGCTCTGGATTCGCAAACCCATGCTATCTTTTTTTCACCTTCTTTTCTTGGTTCTTGTAGTCCTAAAGCAATACCACGATCAATGTAAACCTTTATTGGTTTATCATCATCTGTCCATCTAAACAACTCTGGTAACTTATTTGAGCACGAAGAAAATTGAACTGGAAACGGAGCACCTATCGCTTGAATAAAATCCATAAAATATCACCTTCCTATATGGTATTTAGGTACGAGTTCCCAGTCTCCCTTCTCTTTATGCGAAAGAATCTTTAAACGAGCAAGACTTAATTGTTTTTCATATTCTGTAGAATCTACGGCATCTACTAGACCCCAATCCACTAGTAGTTTGACAATTGTATTTCTTCTCATCTCATCTTCTTCGCTAATATCACTTTCTAAACCATCCATTAAAAACATTTCTTTAAAATGCATGATAGCATATCTACCACGCTTGTGTAAAATATGGCAAGACTGGTATAGCTTTTTTTCTTGTTTTGAAGAGACACCCAAACGGGTTAGGGTTTCCTTAACTTTAAGGAAGTCCTCTTTGTTCTTTAGTGTCACTTCAACACCCAATCCTTGAAAAATATCATCATCAGTTTCCATAATATCTCCGATTTTATCAATATTTATAAAAACGGGGATTTTAAATAAAAAACCCCGCTGGTGCGGGGTTTCTCTAGAACAATTTAAAATTTTTAGACTGCCTGGGATGCTGGTGCATTGCAAGAGTTCTTTTTGCAAGCATCAACTTTATTGCGAAGACAAAGAATTCCTTCATCCACACGATCAACTCGTCGTTCAAGATCACCGATGTAATCCCAGTTGTGCTTTTCGTCTAGACGAGCACGAAGGGTGTGGTTTTCATATGCAAGAAGAATAATGCTGAGTCCTGCAAAGCAAGAAACAATATTAAATTCAAAACCTGCAAAATGAAGAACTACTGAAGTAAAAAGTGCGATGAACGATAGAAAACGATAGCTAAAACTCATTGTAATATATCTCCTATAAATTGGGAATCGAAGATACTGTAAATTAAGGGGTAGTAGTTGTGTCTTTGTTGGTCTGGACATAATTAATAACCTGATTTATAGCATCAGCAATCTGATCAAGTTTCTTATTTTCCAAGAGGATGTTGACCTTGATCTTATCAACCTCTCCCTTTAACGAATTTAAAAGTTGTATTTGTTCTTGTGTTAAAGATATCATATTAAAAAACTAACACTAATATTGTTAGTGGTAACGGTGTCAAAACTATACACTCTAAAAGGAAGTAAAGTATCTCCACCAGCAGGTAAAGTTAAAGTTAAACTACCAGTTGCTGGTTGGCCGTCTGGTTTCATTGTCTTTAGAATAACTCCAGCGGTCACTCCTGCATTTGTGTTTGAAATATATACCGCTTTATGCTTTGGAATCAATTCTACACCTAAAGTAGAACCGGCAGTTATACCTTTGTTTAATATTGATGTATAGTCTCTTGCGCTCATGTGATTTCCTTTCTACTATTTATGTCCACCAGTATTTAGGTGAGACTTTATTTCTTTAATTTGCTCCTCCGAAAAGAGATGAAGAACTTGTTTTGCCTTTTGAGAAGAATATCCATAATATTGCTTTATTGTATCAATATCCTTGTTTTCTTCCTGTTTGTGCCACTTACTAAACCGACTCCTACGGGAGAGTTTGTTGCGTAAATAGTCATATTGCATCTTTTTCTCAAGATGAGGCATCAAATTCATCTGATTTGCATAGAATACGGTGTCTGGAAAGTAAGATAGACATCGATTCGTTACAAACGGCAAATAGTCCTTCTCCGCAAGAGGATCTTCCTTGATAAGATCCTTCTTGTTGTAATTAATAGAATTAAGAAAATCACCCAGAGATGGCATCACTTAAACTCACAACGCATCATTAGTTCGGTCATACACGCTACCAGATTGATTTCCTGATCTGCTACGAAGGAAGACTTGTATTGGTACTCTGCAAGCACCAGAACCGCTTCAGGGATGCTAGGAGGGGTTAGGAAGTCATACATGCTATCGTACACCTTCCTGAAGATCTCCGTCTGAGAGTTATCTAGGTTCATTACAACCCACTTCCGTACCCCGGAAAAGTCCTTGGTACGCATAGAGGTAACAAGTGCCTTCATATCCACTTCTGCAAGATTGGCAAGAATACCCTCATCAATAATGCCGGAAACTGAATATCTCTGGAGTTCGTTTAGAATCCGTCTGAAGTCAGGAAAATGCTTGGCAATTAGCTGTGCCAGTACGGCAGAGTCCTTGGCCTTTACTCCCTCATTTTCCAGAATCTGGTTGATCCTACCAAGCATCTTAAGTGCCATAGCAGGCTTTTCCTTCTGTGGAATCTTAAACTCAATACAAGTACAACGGGAGTGAATCGGTTCAATGATTCGACTCTTGTAGTTACAAGTAATAATGAATCTACAGTTGTTAGAAAACTCTTCGATTGCACCACGGAGTGCAGGTTGAATGCTTTGAGCATTTGAGTAATCAAATTCGTCCAGAATAACCGTCTTCTTGGCATCCGAAAGAGAAATGGTACTCGCAAACTGTCGAATATCCGTTCGGAGAGTATCGATGTTACCATTTTCTGAACAATTGATAATCATCGAATCCACACCAATATCTCTACAAAGTGCCTGGGCAACGGTTGTCTTACCGATACCAGCAGTACCAGACAGAAGTAGATTTTGGGGTTCTCCCCTCTTCACCATGTCCATGAAGGTTTTCTTCAGTTCTGTGGGAAGAATACAATCTTCAATTGTCTGTGGGCGATACTTCTCCACCCACAGAAACTCGTTTTCTTTGTGTTGCATAATCACTCAGTATATGTTGAACCAGATTCCATTGCAAACCAATAAACTAGATCAGTATTAACATTACTGAACTCGGCAACCGTGTTCTTTGCAAAGTTAATATCATAGTCACCAGCGAGCAACTTGATGTTCTGAATTTGAAAGTTGAACTTAAATTCTGCACTTCCATCATAGTCACCAACTTCTACTTCGTAGTTGTTTGAGGTAGGATCCTTTAGATCTGTAACTGCTGCAACAATAGATCCATTCTTGTTAACAAATGAAAGATCTGGAAGTTGCATTACTGCTGATGCCTTCTGAATCTGAGTAAAATCAGAACCGGAAAGAGTAGCAGAAACTACAGAGTTTGGCATGTTTACATTCTTGGTAGGAGTAGTCAGCAACTTAGGTTCAGAGTAGTAATACTTTACCTTTTGCGATCCACCACCAGAGATAATAACATACTTATCATGGAACTCAAAATTTGGATTGTTGAACAAACTAATCACACCAAGAAACTTGTTCAGATCCCAAATACCAAATTCAGTATTAAATGTTTCTGGTACTAGGGCTTCGGCCATGCCATTCTTAGATGGAGTAATTGTGCGAATCACATTACCAGGCTTTACAAGAATGTTTGAGTTCAGACTTGCAAAGTTCTTTAGAACAGAAAGCGTTTCCTTAGAAAGATTAATTTTATTTGTTGTAGTTGTCATTTATTCATCCTCGAATTCATCATCGAACTCGTCATCATACTCGCCAGCATTTATGTTGTCAATATAATCCTGCAAATCCTTTTTTACATTTCTCTTGCGGGAAGTATTTTCCTTATCAATTGAACCACGATCCTTACGACGAAGTGGTCTTTCATCTCTATCTTTTCCGTGATCTCGTTTCACATTAGAACTCCTCAATAACTGAAATAAGGTTCTTTAGCTTATTATTGATCATATAGGGGAGAACCTTTGACCTATCTGATACAACGGTAGGTTTTGCATATTCATCCAAAATACGAGTTTCGATTTCTGCCGGAATGTTGACAAAATCGATCAGAGTGCTGTTTCGTTCCCAGTTTCGGAGAAGTTTATCATCCGTAAAGTTTGGAACAACCCTTAGCATTTCATCCATTTTCTTTGAAGTAAGTCTATTTTGACGCTTTTCATCATTAATGAAAACATCATCATCTGAGAGAATATTAGGAACTCCATCTCCAGAATCCCCACGCATAATATGTTCCGCAAGGAACATTCGTGGATACTTACATTCCAAAAACTCCTTACGCATTGTGCTGTACTGCTTTACGCCAGGATAAATTTGCAGTTGTTGAAAGTCTTTGTCGTTTGAAACAATAACAATCTTCTCATGGTTTGCATAACTCTTTACAAGAACAGCGATGATATCATCTGCTTCGCAGTTTTCTACACGCATATTCTTGTATGGAAAATTGTCACGAACCTCATCCCGAACAATGTTCAGAATTCTATAAATCTCATCCCAATTATACTCTGACTCGGCGTGACTCTTTGAGCGGTTTGCCTTGTATTGAGAAAAGAACTGCTTTCTCCAAGAATTAGAGGAGTCTTGACAAATAACAAGTTCACCATACTCTTCATTAAAGAGACGACGAATCATACGATAGGAATTTAGTACTTGATGCCGAATTAGATCTTCGGAAACATTTGGATCATTCTTAAGACCAACAAAAATACTGGCAAGAACGATCTGATTATTATCTAGCAAAATCATGTAAATAGTATATCACTTAAAAATTAACAAGTCAAGTAGCAACCCACTGAAGACCGTCAGTATCACAAACTCTTGTAAAAAGAATACCTGTGGTTGTATTAAACCAACGATCACCTTCAAAAGATATTTCTGGTTCTGTTTCTTGACAATAAAAAGTAGAAGTAGATGTTATTTTTTCCCAACCACTATTTTTAAAAATTGGAGATTTACCCGTTATAGTTCTGGTTGCAATATAATTAAGACCATTAAAAACTACAGTATCGCCTTTTTTATACTGCAAAAGACGACCATCTGGATCATATTTTCTGTACTCACCTGCAAATTTTAGTTTCTCAGCTTCATTCATTTTTGGATACTCAGAAACAAGCAATTTTCATTTACTCTAGCCTTTGGAACAAACTCTTTAGTATTCATGGAAGAAAAAAGATTTTCTCCATATTTAAAGTTTATAGATTGAAGATTATTCTTGGACATAAATTTTTCAAATCCTCTAATCTTTTTACCTACAGACTTTTCCTCATCAATATTTAGAAGAGTTGTGCCCTTGAAGGACAAGGTTTCATTTGCTTTTGCTCGGTAAATAATAAGTGCTTTTATTTTAGTATTGAGCACCAACACAGATGAACACCCTACAATCTGTTCGGGTTTAATAGAAACAATAGAATTATATTTTTCCTGATATTTAACCTTGTTTGCAATCTGTTGTGCGGTCTTTACCTTCTTCTTTCTAGGTTTACGGTTTTGACGCTTCTCTACAACTTTAGACTGATAAAAGTTAATAAGTTCTTCCTGCACCTCAATATAAGATAGAAGTTGTGATTTGGTAAAGTAAGAATACCCTTCTACCAACTGTTCGTCCTTCTTATCTCTTGCTAGGTATAGTTCATTCAGTTTTTCTTGTACAAAGTAAATAACCTCAGAGTAGTAAGGAGCACTGATTTCAAATCTCTGACAAGACTTCTTTACATCAATATCTTTCTTTTTCTTTCTCTGAATAAGAGTAGAACATTCATCAACAAAAATATTGATGTCTACCAGATGCTTACACAAAGTATCTGCAAACCTCTTGGTTCTCTCTTCAATTGACTTTTGTTTTGTCTTCTTATAGTCGTTGTACTTGGTTTCTAGTCTAGAAAGAAATTCATCAAACACTTTTCTTTCTGCTGAGGGAATAGAAATATTTCGACTGAGCATTCTTGCCCAAATACCATAGGGACTATACTCTTTGGTCTTACCATGAGAATAGATGTTTGGATCTTTCTTTTCCTTAGAGACATACTCAATCACCCACTTCTTGTGATCTTTGGATGTACTAATACCCCTATAGGTGTTATATGCCGTATAAACCTCGGACTCGTACTGCTTTTCGTCTACTGAAGGAGTAGGAGTCGGTTCTTGAAATGTTTTCTTCTTTGCCATTACTCTTTATAGAATACAAAAACTGGTTCGTATTTCAAGTATGTACCTTGAACTTTGCAAAAGTTTTTACACTTTGGTTTGCCATCTTTATCTAATCTATTCTGACCGGGCATTCCTTCCATCGCCATCTTCATTGTTTCGACATATTTCATACCTAGACTTTCAAGAATATCTCTTGAATCTTTTTCTAGTGGCAGATATTTTCCTGCCACCTGAATATCAGCAATATTCCAAAGAAGATATCGGTCATTCTTCAACCACTTTACACAAGTCTCTAATGTTGGTCTTAAGAATCCATCTCTCCAAGATTCGTAATTAGAAAACTTCTTATAAGATTGTGTTGGGTCATTTGAATATGCTTCTCTATTAAAATATGGTGGAGAAGTAAAAACAAGATCGACCTTTCGATCTATATGCTTTCCTATATCTTCTGATCCATACTGATGCATTTCAAAAGTATGGGTGTCACTGAAGAAAGAGTTTCCTCTATAGGTTTTGGTATTATAAAAGTTTGCTAGGTTGTGGTACTTTGACGAATCCTCGCCAAACCAGTTTTCGCTGTTTGGATCAGTTCCGATATAGTGTACAGGAACACGATCAGACATAGACATGCAACCAAGAAGGCGGCCGCCCCACCCACTAGAAGGATCGTAAATATTAAGTATGCTATCTCCTGCAATGTGAGAAGTATATTTTTCATAAAGGAACTTTGCAGTTAGAGGTGGGAAGTTTACCGCCGGTTGAATGTACCCAATTCTAAACGAAGGAAAGCACTTAGGAAAAACCTTCTGTCCCTTTTCATAGACACGAATATGGAAAACATCGTCACTCTCGATGCTATTTATATCAAAGGTGGAATAATGACGATATGAAAGTTTGCATTTCCATTTATTAAGTAAATCTTTATCAAGTGATAGTATCTTGGACTGCTCAAGTTGAAAGTAACCAGTGTTCAATCCACTCTTCTTTTTGTTTTTCTCAAGTATAAAATTATATCCACTGAAGATCTCAGGATTAGTGAAGTATGCCTGCATCCATTCGTCACCGGATGGAATAGAAATAACTGAATACTTTGCGTCGTTCTTGATTGCAGAAAGAGCAAAGTTATAAAAGGAATCCCTACGAATATGTCGTCTAGCACCTTTTATCATTCGCGGTAAATACTTGTCATCTGCAAATAAATCGTAGATAGAATACCCAGTATCATTTTCACTATAGTTGATTCTGGTTTTATACATGTTGGAGAAGAACTGATCTGCTTCAGATCCAACTCGACACTTATTAATTATTACGTCTTTTGTATTAGTAAGTTCATCGCTAAATTCAAATAGATGAACCGGATAACTTACCATCTTATTGAACTCATCAATAATTTCGTCTTCGTTTTTACCTGTTCGTGGGGGACAACCGTGGGTATCCCAAACATTGAGAATTACCTTACGCATCTGAACTACCCAATGCTCAAATTCCAATTCTGACATAGAAACAATGTCCTCGTAAAGAACATTGATTGGATCGTTTAAAACATAACTATTTCGTTCGTAAAATGGTTTCATGCACCAACATTCCAAAATAGAGCACCAGGTTTTGCGTGTTGTTTCATAAACGCCCATGCTTTGGCGTCATATGTGGGGGCGGAAGGAAAGGGTGGAGCATCTCCCGCTGCGACGGGTTGAAAGAAAGGAATGGCACACTTGAACATCGATGCTCGCCCTAGCTCCTTCGCCCCCATTTTATGACCTACAGAAACACAATTAAACTCAGCATCAGGCCATGCAGCCTGAAGACCTCTGGTTAAGGTTCCACTTGAACCTACTGTCCAGACTTCTTTCGGTTGAACAGGAAGTTGTCGAGCCAAATCCCGTATGGCGTCCAATACCTCTGGACAATCAAACCCAATAGGAAACAACTTACGAGTAAAAGGATCTGCGTTGACATAATCTCTTGCTCTTTTCTGAGTTACAGATAACATACCGTTCTCTACCCAGTTCATTGTAGCACCGTATGATATTGCTTTCAACTGGTAAGGATGAAGATTCTCTATCTTTCTTTTTGCCATGAATAAGATACATTTCTTATTAAAATGATTACAGACTCTAGCTAAAGATATCTGAGCATATCCAGTTGCAGGAGAAGATCCATATACAAATTCATCTCCAACAAAATCCCTAACTAAAGGTTGTATAAACCTAGTCTTCGATCCACCATCAATTAAATCATCACGGACTACTAAAAATCCGTCATGTTCCATTATTACAGGCGGTGGGTTTAATTCATCGGTCATAGCATTCTACTGAAGTTATTCTTCTTTTCAAAAGATATTGTGGTCTGGAACTTATCGACCAATTGATCTGACTTATGACTGATCACATAAATGTTTGACTTATCACTTACCGCATTGAGAAGTTTCATTAATTCTTCCATACCAAGACTGTCAAGAGAAGAATCAAAAACTTCATCTAAAATTAAAAGATTGCAGTTTACACTATTTTTTGCTCTGGCAATTTCTCTCCATGCCAGCAAAAGTGCCAGATCTATTCTCATCTTTTCACCTTCGCTAAAGTTCATGTAACTCATTTCATCCCGATGACGACTCTTAATCGTCTCATTAAAGTCCTCATCAAGAATAAACTGAACAAAGAAGTCCATAGAAGTCAAGAACTTGTTGATGTACTTATTCATGAAAGGAAGATAATACTTAATGATCTTTGCCTTTACACCAGTATCTTTTAGGAGATCAGAAGCATATTGATAATAATGCTCTTCTGACTTCATTTCTATTTTCTTTGATTCCAATTCACCTAGAACTGTTTCCATTTCTTGGAGTTTACCCTTTTCGGAATTAATTTGATCATAAGAATTAGATGCTTTTTTAAGATCTTCTACTAGAGATTTCAAGAACTTCTTACCATTGTCAATGGATGTTTTCTTTTGAAGAATTTGAAGATTCTTGTCTTGTACTAAGGCAGCAATATCATTAATTTCTTTAATCCTAGAATCACATTCTTGAATACTATATTCTAGATCTGAAATTGCTTTTTCATATTCATTCTTCTTTTTATTTCTCTTCTGTAGTTCCTTTTCTTTTACATCATTGGTGATGGACTGACAGCATGAAGGACATGTTTCATTATCAGTAAAAAAAGCGATGTCTTTTATTAATGTGGAAAGATTTACACCAATTTTAGTCTTTAGTGTTTTAACTTCTGACTGTTTCTTAGAAACTTTATCCTTATCAGAAATGCTAGAAGTAATCTCATTCATATAAACTTCCAGTTCGGTTATTTCTTTTAAGAGTTCGGATATCTCAGATTCAATAGTTTGAATTTTTTGATTTGTATTTTCTATATCCTTGTTGCTTTTACTTTCAAGATTAGAAATCAAATCTTTTCTAGACTGAATTTTTTCTTTTTGAATTTCAATAGAAGTAGAAACTTCCTTCAAAGACTCCTTGAGTGCAGACATCTTGCCTTTAAGAACCATATTCATTGAACTAAACACATTGATGTCTAAAATATTTTCTATGACTGCTCTACGATCAGCAGCGTTTAACTGCATAAAAGGAACAAATGATGAACTACCAAGAATCACCACTTGAGTGAATGTCTTGTAATTCATCTTGATAATTTGTTCTTCAAGAACTGTCTGATAATCGACACTCTTTGCATCTTGATTTAAAAGTTCACCATTTCTGTGAATCTCAAATATCTTTGGATTTAATCCTCTACGAACAATATAACTTTCATTTCCTTTAGTAAACTCAATCTCTACCAAACAATTCTTTGAATTAATAGAATTTGCTAGTTGTGGAATGTTTATCTTTCGAAATGGTTTTCCAAAAAGAGCAAAGGTAATTGAATCTAAAAAAGCAAAGGACTTACCACTCCCATTGCTTCCGCAGATGAGAGTGGTATTATTTTTGTCCAATACTAGTTCTGTAAATGTATTACCAAACGATCCAAAATTTTTAAACCGAACTTTCTGGAACCTTATCATTTGTTTGTTGTGGTGTTTCTTCGTTTAGAATCTTATCGGGTACAACCATTGATCTAAATGGTACTTTCTTTTCTGGTGTTTCAGTTGGAGGCGGTTGCTTCTTTGCTCCACAACCACATCCTCCCTTTTTAGCATTAGGATTTTGCTTTGTAAATGAATCTGGGGTCGCAGGAACTGCATAACCAGAAAGATTATTTGCTTGACCTGTAGGAATATTTGCTAATCCATCAGGTACACCTTTTGAGTGGGTAATTTTACCTTCATCTTTTATTCTTTGTGCATATCCAGTACCATAGTACCATGTGATTTCAGTACCCTTGGGAATATCAGTCAATGCATAAAATGTAAATACCTTCATGAAAGTATCTTGAACGACATATGCATTTGGTTTTTCTGAATGGTTGTATATCATACCATGACCAAGCATCATTGACATAGTTGGACCGTGTACTCTATCGACTTCACTGTTTGCAACCCATGTCATGCAATATCTACCAAGAACCCAGTCTTTATTATTTGGGAAAGTAGTATCAAGAAGAACTGCTTGACATTCTTCTATAATTTCTCCTGCCTTTATATCTTCCTTTGCAAATACTCCATAACCGTGAACTCCTGACTTACCTGCATATGTTCTATTGATAAATCTTTCTTTTCTAGCAAAAGTATTTGTATTATAATCAAACATTCCTTGATAATAACTATGAGAAGTTCTAACAGGAATTCCTTCCTTGTTAAGCACTGGTTTCATGTCATTTGAATTTGACTTTAAATTTTCAGGACTAAAAACTGGTTGTCTATTTTCACCTTGGCTTGGTGGTGTTTCATTTGGTGTCATAATGTTAAACTCTCCATATATAAGTCTTTAATAATCACTTTTAATTTTGATTTATCTTGAACCTGATCAAGATTATCTATCTCTTTATTTATAAGAGACATTGTATCTTCTGTTATGTCAATGTCAATAGGATTTTGTTTATCATGATACTCCTCAACAATAGTAAGTTGTTGAGGATTCAAAGAATAAAGAGTATCAATAAATTTATCAAATCCAAATGGTTTTAATTTATTTGTAACTATTACTTTAATAAATCCATTTTTATATTGAGCAAAATCTGTTTTTAAAATATTCTCCAATCCTTCTTCCGAAGAATCATCATATTTAATCAGATGAAATATTTTATTTGGATTTTTTATAAACTGTAAATCTCTAGTTTCAGTATCTAAAACATGAAATCCTTTTGGACTATTCATGTCTCCAAAATTTAATTCATATTGAGTTCCAAGATAATGAATATTTCCATTATTTTGTTTTAAATGAAAGTGACCGGACATCACAAGTTCAAATCTATCAAAGATTGCCTTATTTAATCCCATAGGGTGAATAACACCATTCATAACCTGAAACCCACTAATTTCAAAATGTCCACCAATAATAGGACACTTACACTTTCTTATAAATGATAAACATTCTGCTTCATTATCCCTAGCAACCCAAGGAATAATTCCAATACAAAGGCCATCATAATCTATTGCAGTAGGTGTTTCTACAATATTAATATACTCTGACTCATTGAAAAATAATTCATTAATTGAATTTAAACTATTGGTATTCTTATAATAAGTATCATGGTTTCCAATAGTGATATAAGTCTTAATCTGATTATCAATTAAAGGTTTAAAGAAACGCTTTCGTACTTGGGAAAGAGTATTAAAATTTACAAACTTTCTACGATCTAAAAGATCACCAAGATGAATAACATTCTTAATGTTATTTTCTTTTAGATATGGAAAAAATATTTTATCAAAAAATTCAAGAGATTGATCCAAGAAAAAAGGAGAGTCATTTCTGACTCCAAAGTGAGTATCATTTATAATGGCAATTTTCATTCAAATAACCTATTTGACTTTTTTTTACTTTTAACTTTCTTCTTGCGTTTCTTTCTTTTCTTTGGTTCTAAATTTTTAATGTCTTGTTCACTTAAGAAAAAAGTTTTCTGGAGAAATTCAGTGTAAGTTGAAGATCCTTGGTTTTCCTTCAACCAGTCTACAAATTTACCATCTGGATCGTTTATCTGCAAGGACTTGTATTTAATATACGCTTGTTTTTTTTCTTTTTCTATCCTTCTGAGAAAAGCGTAATATATTATTTGAGTAAAGTAAGAAAAAGGATTCTTTGATTTTTTGGGATCGAAGTTGTGTGCATAAAGGAGACAGTTTTCAATACCATCTCCAACCATATCTTCACAGAATGGGTAATTAATAAAATTTGGTCTATAGGAAAGATGTTCTGCAATCTTCAAGAAACATTCGGCAATATAATCAGTTACTGGTGGACGTTTTTCGTCGCAGTCCTCTGCTTCTTTTACTAACTTTTTCCATTCAGTCATTTCTTTACAAAAACGCTGATTATCAACATAATGTTTTAAAGATTTAGTAGTTTCTTCTACTTCTTCTACTTCTTCTACTTCTATTTCTGGTTCTAACTCTTCTTCGACCTTCGGTTTCTTTTTCTTTCCCATAGTGCTACTAGTATACCTTTCATTATATAAAAATCAAGAATCTTCTAAAAAATTGGTTGACGAACCTTGACAACCTCATTACAATGTCTGTGTAGGCTATGGTAAAGGGTAATAGTAACTATACTCTAAGAAGCTCTAAGGCCTCTTCAAGCGTAATCGTCAGAGTTGGGATCTGGATTCCAGTCTGAAAACTTGTTTCCAAAATCTTTTCTTTCCTTTTCATCACCAGTAAATTTATTCTTCTTCTTGACTTCTTTGATCATTTTTTGAATGTCGCGGGGATCAAGAATACCAGAAGTGATTAGGTTCATAATCATTTCGGGTGGGAAAACCATGTTCATATAAATCATTTGTTTTCCATCCATCTTTTCCATTTCAATTTCTGTTTCTTCATCCATAAATGGAATTCCTTTTTCATCTAGTCCTCCCCCACCTGGACCAAACTTTTCAAAGAGTTCATTGAACATATCTTCCATTTCTTTTTCTGCATTTGCTCTATCTTCCTGTGAAACTACTTCAGTAGATATAGCACTTAAATTACTAAGTTGATCCAAATACATGGTTCTACATTTTTGCGATGGTTCAACTAAACTAACAACATGACTACGAGGTATTGTTATAGATTTAGTATCACTATTATATAACCAATCTTTTAGAGTAGTCATTTCAAATGGTCGACCCATTTGATTCATTAAAGTTGTAGAACGAAATAACATTGGATTATCAAGAGTATATTTGCCCTTTGATTCCGTTAGAATTGAAATAACCTCTTCACCGCTTTTTAGTTTTAGTATTTTGCAATTCATGGTGTCTCCTTTAGGCGTATCTTTGTAACATCATATGTAAATCTCTCATTACTATATAGGTTGATCCGTTCATCTAGATGACGGAGAGCATGGTTGCGATGTTTCTTCCAACGAAGATCATCACCTATATCATATATTGTAACCTTATCCTTTGTTTCACTTTTACGAAGTCCTCTGCCAATTGATTGTAGCACACGAATTACAGATTTTGATGGCGAAGTAAATACAATATTGTGAATATTTTTGATGTTTATACCAGTACTACAAGTGCCATATGAAGCAACTAGAATACTTTCTTTTTGTTTGTTCACAATTTGTCGAATACTTTCACGATCATCTGCTTGTGTTTTTCCGTAGATCAAATAGCATGGTTTGTTGCAATTTGATTTGATACGATCAAACATTGGCAATCCGTGCTTCTCTACAAAATTAAATAGGACTAGAGTATTACCTTTTAGATTACAACATAGATTTTCTATGAATTTATTTCTCTCTTCGTTTGCAACTAACCATTGAACCTCTTCAATGTATTTTGCTCTTTTAATTTCTTCTACTTTATTCTCTGGATATTCAAGAAGAAGACAATTGATTTTTAGATTAGAAAGAAAATTTTGATCAATCAAGTCTTTAGTTGTAGTGACACGAAATACAGGACCAAACAATCCTTCTACTACTAATTTATGAACATGAGTGCCATCTAAAGTGCCAGTTGTACCAACTCTAAATTCACAACCTTTCATTTTACTCATTAGGGTTGTAAGTGATTTTGCTTTAAACAAGTGACACTCATCTCCAAAGACGCATAAAACATCTTTGAAGTATTCTTCCTTCATCTTGTAAATACTTTGCCAAGTAGAGATGATTACTCTACGAGGTGTTTCTTTTGGTTGACCTGAATAGACTGCATGACAATTACGGATAAATCCATCTTTATTTGAATAATCGTGAAAGTCATTTGCCATTTGTCCGACAAGACCAGTTGTGGGAACAACAATCAAAATCTTCTTGTGTGGTGGTAATTTCTCCATGAGATACCTAACACAAAGGTAGATGATTAGTGATTTACCACTACCTGTTGGAGAAATTAAAAGTGCTCTCTGTTTTAACAATGAGTGCTTTACTGCACTCTTTTGATATTCGTGTGGGGTTATTTCTTTTCCCTCACTGTAGCATTTGAATCTAGTTAAAAATTCATCGACAGATTGTTCGTCAAACTTTAAATTTAAATTTTCAAGAGGTTCATATTCAAACTTATAACCTCGTTCTTCTGCAAACTTAAACAAGTAATCAAGTAGTCCAGAGTAAAGAGTTTGAGTTAGAGTATTGAAAAGACGAATCTTTCCATCCCAAAGTCTATTTTTATATGCTGGTGTAAATTGGTAATTAGGAACCGAGAAGGTGAAGAAGGAACTTATTTCTTTTGCAATTCCCTTTTCACAATCGACTTTTAAATTTACTGCATCTACTTGTTTTACTTTTATCATTGTCCTTGTGTAAACTTGATCCAATCAATTGCAGAGCGAATATTCCAGTTTCTGTTTGAAATGACCTTCACTAGATTCTCTAGGTAATTTACTTTCTCTTTTTGTAGTTCAAGTTTATTTGTAATTTCAATCACCTGTGTATCGCTATCGATGAACCTATCCAAATCTTGACGAAGAATTGCTAAATCAAATGGTTCCCAACCAAGATCCTTAAGTTGTTCATCTGACATTTTTCCAGAGTAATACAACCACTTGTTTCTTTTTATTACATTGAGATCCGATTCTAGTTTTTTTAGAATCAGTTTTTCATCCAACATAATAGAAAGATACTTATTGTGAATTTGTGGTGTGCGAAGACTTTCTGTGTCCAAAGACGAACCATCAATCTTCATATCCTGCTCGGCCATTGTACGAATTTCACTTAGTTTAATAGTCATACTAATAGTATATCACAAAACCGGCAAAAATCAAGAAGCAGTTATTCCTTGAATTTCGTATCTTGTAAAATTAAATGTGGCAGCTGCTTGAACTGCACCAACATCTGGTAATGATGAATCAAAATCTATTCCAGTTAAACTTGTAGGGAAGACATCATAAAATGTAATTTTAACTATTGGTCTATATGCACTAGATAAAACATACATCATTGCTGAAGATATTTTTTGTTTCTCTTTCAAAATATCACCAACGGCATATGTGTCGGTTGACAAATCTCTAATCCAGTTGTATATTTCCAACCAATTTTTCATTTCTTCATCAACTACAAACGATGTTATTAAGTCACCAAAAACATGTCTTGTTCCTGGTCTTTTAATATCCATAGATGTTGGGTTTGATTGTAAACTAACACCCATACTTAATTCTGGTATATTTGCTCTTTGGCAAAAATACATGAATGTTGGACATCTATTAAGTATGAATAAAAACTTATTGTTTGTAAGTTTATTCCTATTTGATGGTTCATAATCATTTTGCACTAAAACATCACCCGGTAAGTTTTCTAAAACTGTTCGTGGTAAATTATTAATATATGATTGAATGTTGTCCATATAGTATGTATAAAAAAACAGGGAGGGGTTTTGCCCCTCCCTGCTACTGAACCTTATTCAGTCTTTGTTATCAGGCGACGTAACCACCAGTTTGACCGTGGAGGTTATCTACACGGAAGAGACGGTAGTAAACATTGCTATCGGTATCAAGACCATCGTTTGAGAACGAGATTTGATCACGACCCTTAGCGAATGGATTTGCAACCATTCCATAACGAGTCTTGAATCCAATCTTGGGTTGGAAGGTGTCCTGATTTACTGCACGAACCATCTGTAGTGGAACGTATGGGCAGTAGAAGAACCCTGCGTCATAAGGAGTTGAACCCTTATAACCAACGCAAACAAAGTTCTGGTTGGTATTAACGAATGGATCGATATAAACCTTCATCTTGCCAGCAAGAACACCAGCGAAGACATTACCAGTATCGTCAACATTTAGGTTGGCGGTCATGGCAGGAGCAAGGTTAAGGAACCCACCCATTGCGAGGGCGCTTGCAACATCTGATGAGCAGATGATGAAGTTACCCTTGCCTCTACGAGTTTGCTTGGCGATGACATTTGCTTCGCGCTCAATCTGGAACATTAGACCGCGGAATCGTTCTGCGCTCCAACGACCGTCTGAGTCGTTTAGAATGTCATAGATACCACCAGTGCCGCTGCTATAGTTAGCAAGGTCTGGTTGCTTGCAACCGGTCTTTGCAACATTATACATTGCACGGATGATTTCACGGTTGATTTCGTTGAGGATTTCGGTGCTAAGAATATTAGCAAGTTCTGCCTCAGCGTCAAGTCCGTGAACTGCCTTTAGATCCTGTGCTAGTTCAGTGGTGTATTCTGCCTTGAGTGCACGAGTTTTTGCACTAACTGCAACGCGCTCAATGCTAAATGCCATTTGTGCAAACTGATTGGTTGCTGTTGAACCAAGATCTTCTGCGTTAGCAGTAGACATACCTCTAAAATCTCTTAGAGGATTGTTATTGTCATTACGGGTTGGCCAATTTGAATCAGTAGGAGCACCCTGTAGGTTTAGCCAAGTACCACCTTCAAGTGGTGAGAATCCAAAGGAAATGCCTGCGGTTCCACCAGTGCCACCTGCACCTGAAGCACCTGAGAACTTAGGATATGGTTCATCATACATTGCTTCAAATCCTGATTGATTTTCGTAACGAGCACGCATTGCAAAGATAAGTCCGGTTGGAGCAGTCATTGGCTGCACACCGCAAATATCATATGCAACGACATTAGGCATTGCACGACGAACTAGTGAGATAAGAATCGGATCGTAACCAGCAAGTGCGCTGTTACCTGTTCCAATCTGACCTACGGTGAAGTTACCGCCCATTGAGTTTACAGGTGATTCGGTTAGCATCTGCTCTCTCATTGCGTTCTTCTGATTTTCTAAAAGAACTGCGGTGACTCTCTTTTTGTGAATATCATTAATTTCTTCTAGTGCACTGTGATCTAGCACAGGGCTCCACTTTTCTACTAAATTGTCATATGGGGTTGTTGAATTAAAATCCATCTCTATTTCTCCTTTGTGTAATTTTATTTATTAAATTCTTATTTTCTACGATTTGTTAACTTAAGCTGGTTGCTGATGCTATGGATATACGCATCCATAACAGGATCTGCACCAGCGGGTTTGGTATTAACATTGGTGGTCTCTTCAGTTAAGAAAGAACCTGGGTTTGAAACATTTTCAGTTATTTCTGAACCAAAATATGACTCTTTAAGAAGTTGAATCTTCTCTCTATATTGATCAACACTATTGAATTCAATATTTTCTGAAAGTTTTGCTAACTTTTCAACTTCAGTATCTGCAAGACCTCTACTCATTTCAACAAACGATTCAGCACATTCGTGTGCAAGAACTTTGTTTTTGAGTTCCATGTTTTCTTTAATGGTGTGATTTAATTGTGTTTCTAAATCACCATTTACCGAGAACAAATCGTCTAGAACATCGTATTTTTCGTCTGGAACATCAATGAAACTATTTTCAAAAAGATCCTTTAGACCCATGATGAAGTTTTCTGCAATTTCTGTTCTGAAACCGCTTTCAACTGCAAGTTTATTTTCTTGCATCCATTCTTCCACCACATATGAAAGATATTGATCCATTTGTTCTGTTAGATTTTCAGTAATAGATGAAACATTCTCTTGAATTATTTCTCTACTTGCTTCTAATATTGACTCTTCAATGATTGCTACCTTTTCCGAAAGTGCTGCTTCAAAAATTACTTTGAATTTTTCAACAAATTCTGGAGTTGCATCAGTCGATTCAAATAAAGCATTTAAAGTATCAGAAATATCAACTTCTAGTTGATCCATTTCATCCGATTCTTCATTAATTGCTTCTTCTTCTTCCTGACCACCAGTTGCAACAGTACCACCTGGTCTAAGTGATGCCATGTTTGCAGCTGCTGTATTCATTATTTTTGCTCCATCGAGTGTGCCTAATTTTGCACCTCGTCCAGTTCCATCGTTATATAAATTTGTATCTTCGTATTCTGACACTTGTTACCTCCGTTTTTTAATATTTAGTAAAGTAAGTTTTTTGAAAAATTAACGCTGTACACAGTTCATTCTGGATAAACTAATGGTTTTAGTCCCATTCTAGCCCTTCTGGCATTTCTATCTGTCATTTTATCAGCAAAACTAGATGCAGGTGAAATTCCAGGACTATAACGATATGGGTGTCTTATAGAACCAGTTATTGGATTTTTTCTAGGTCTTGTTCCTGCCATTGAAGTTTTTGCTTCGGCAGCAATTTTATATAACACATCTGCTACTACTGGGCCTAAAGTTCTAGCAAATCTAGAAAGAGTTGGATGTGTTGGATCTAATTTGTCTTTAACAAATTTTTTAACTCTTGATCTTAATGTTCCCCTACCCATCCCTTGCGCTAATTCTGATGGATGTAATCCTTCTATATCAGCATATCTTATATTATCACCTGTTTTATTTGCCTTCAATGCTTTTGGTGGGGGCCTAAGGGCACTCATAACTTTTCCAAAAAATTCATCCCTACTCCCATATTTAAGTTCTGCATATCTTGCTTTTCCTTCTTCTCTTGCTTTTTTAAGCATTGCATCATATGCTACACCTGTAGGAACTGTACCGTGCTGCTGAACATATTGATCTGCTGTTTCTTGATATGCTTTATTCATATCTGAACGCTTTTTTACATAATTTTTAAGAAGATGACCACCTATTAATCCAGCAAGACCTAAAGATATAACACTTTCTTGAATTTGTTTTTTTCTTGACCAAGCGTTAAATTTATTAATTTCTAGAATATTTTCTTCTAGAAGTTTTTTATTTGATTTTAATTCGTAATTAAACATTATAGTTTTCTCAAAAATTGTTCAAATAAATTTAAAGCAACTTTTTCTAATTTTCTCTTAGGTGTCTTTTTGAGTGTATTGTGATATTCAGAAATGTGTTGTTCTTTTAAAATACCATTATCCCAAATCCATTCCTTACCTTCCATAATTCCGTTGACAAATGCTCCGGGTGCAGAAGGATCTGCAACAACATCAATAGCAGAAAGAGTAAAGTCCTTTTGTACTATGTTGACACCATTGATTCGTTGTAAAGAACCCATGCCTCTTGAAGAAACACCTAGTTGTGCTCCTTCATCAATTAGGTTTTTAACAATTGCACCCATTGGTGTCTCAGTAAGAATCTTTGCTTTTCCGTAGAAGTTATTACCATTTTTCTTAATCTCACAAATCATGTGACAAACTTTGTCGAGGTTTACAGTAGGACTTGTTGGATGATTAAGTTCACCAAGTGCTCTATTTTTTAGAACATAATTTGTGTTATAACGATCTACTTCTTCTGATAAAACATTTATTGGATAAATACGACCATTACGATTAACGGTTTCTGCCTGAAGCATTATTCCTTCAATAAAATAAGACTTCTTCCCGTCTTCACGAGCTTCAATTAAAGGTTTTACTTCCTCAATATGCTCTGTGATTAGTTTCATGAATTATCCCTTCTTTTTCTTCATTGCTTTGCCAATTGCTTTTCTTCTCTTATGAAGATATGAATCGGTTTTGTCTTCATCGCCGTCATTATCAATATCTCCATCTTCACTACCCACGGCATCTAACTTTTCATTTAGAATGGCATATTCATTGATAAATTCAGCGGCAACATATTGAATTTCTTCGTTTGTTAGTTCTCTTCCTTGTTCTGTTTCAATTTCATAAATTAGTTCAGAAAGGGCTTCATGAAGTTGATTTTCAACATCTTCATTCATTTCTTCTTTATCATCTTCATCTTCAGACTCTTCATCTTCATCTTCAGACTCTTCATCTTCATCATCAGACTCTTCATCTTCATCATCAGACTCTTCATCACCCTCGTCTTCTGAATCTTCAGAATCGTCCTTTTCATCTTCTTCGTCATCCTCTTCCTTTTCTTCATTAAATACGCTAGGAGCATATTCCATGAGTTTTTCTTCTAGTGCTTTGCCTAGTTTTGAAAAAAGATCATTTTGAATAACTTCTTTTACCTTTACAATTTCTTCGTTGATCATTAGTTCAATAGCAGCTTTTAGATCGTTGTTTGTCATTTTTTTCTCCTGTTTAGTTATTTATATTACTTTATTGTTGATCTTGTTCTTCTGGAGGTGTCTCACCTTCTTCGGCCTCTTGCTGTTGTTGCATCATCTGCTGTTCCATAGCAATTGCCGCTTCTTCCTGCATTTCTTGGTTAATCTTTTCTATTTCTTCGTCTGATTGCTTTAATATATTCTTACGCAACCATTTTGTAGAATAAAATTGACCAACATAATTTGCCATAATATTTAACATATCTACCTTTTCTCGTAGAATTTCATTTTCTTTAAGATCAGTAAAGAATACATCTTTATTCCATGTAAAATATATGTCCTGATATGATTTATTCCAATCCATTTCTGTCATAATACCTTTTAATAGAACTTGTTTCTTTAAAAGATCTAGGAATAAGAATGAAAATCTTTTTCTTAGTTTTTCAATAAATTTAAAGAATAAAACTTCATCTCTAGTTATTTCTGTGGATCTACCCATACTAAAACCAGTAGTAGTTTCCATTCTACTAATTGGAACATTTAGTGCTCTATACACTTTCTTAAGAAGATAGTCAACATCATCTAACTGACCAAGATTTTGACCACCGTCCAATGTTGCAATTTCTGTGTTTCTTCCACCTTCTCTTCGTGGAATCCAGAAATCTTCCAACATGGACATGTGATTTCTTTCGTCCTTAATTTCACCAGTTTTACTATCATATGTTATTTTATTGCGATATTTGTTCATCAATGACGCAATATATTGTTCTGCTTTTTGTTTTGGTAGATTTCCAACGTCCACATAGAAAATACGTCGCTCAGGTGCTCTTGACATTCTATAAATTACAACAGCATCTTCTATTTGACGTAACATGTTTACCGGTCTAATCGCTTTATGAATATAACCAACAACTCGTTTTGTTCCAGTATCTACAATACCGCTATGTAAATATGAAATTGAGTCTAAGGTAATCTTTATTCCATGTGAAGTAGTAGGAGTTAGAGAATCTGTATCTAAATCAGTGTAAATGAAATATTCATCTATTTTCTTAACAACAGCAACAGAACCTGCGCCTGGATTGCTTTTAATTTCTTTTTCTACTTTACGAACCTTTTTAATTTTAGTAGGATCAATACCACGAAGTTCAATTATTCCTTTTTGTGGTTGATCAATATCAATTATTATATGATAATAAAGTTTAGAATCTATATACCATCTACGAAATATATCATCGCCTTTATTATTAAAATCTAATAATTTTTTAATGACTTTAAATTCTGTTTGTAATTTACCTTTTATGTTATCAGATAAATTAGTAACATTATCTAAATTCATTTCAACACATTCATTCTTTTCATTAAAAACTACAGCATCATTTACAATATCCGAAATCGCTTTATCAACTTCTGGATATAACGCCATAGAACGGTACTGCTGAATTAAAGTGTTTTCTTCAATAAGAGAACCACCGAAGTCGAAGTAACTACTCATTACTCCGCCGGTTTCAATTACATAAGTACCATCATAATCCTCTGGTGAAATAAAGGAGGGTTGGGTTCTTGGAACCTCAACCCCCCCTAGATCAGAAGAGGATTTCTTTTTACCAAAAGAAAATCCAAATATATCGCTTATTCCCATAATAATTAATCCTTACACTCCTATTTAGGAGGTAAAAGTCCAATAATCGTAAGCAAAGGTCACAGCAAATTCACTGAAGGTATCAGTCACATCATAACTAAGTTCTAGTGGACCAACATCAATTGGGAATACCCCATATAATGTTACCTCTCTAAAGAACCCAGTTTGATCATTGTGAACCGCTTCTTGTCCACCACCAAAATCGTTCCATCTAATTTTTGCATCTGAAGTAACATTATAACTAATATTGTGCTCATCTGCACTATCCATTTTTTCCATCCACTGCATCATTAGATATCTTACATCTCTAGAATTATCTTCATTTGCATCGTACATTTGAACAGTCCAGTCTGCAAATGTTCTTTCTCCAGAGAATTTAATAACTCTACCCATCCAAGGAACTGGAATTACTCCCATTGAAGCAGTTGGTAATTGTGTTGCTTTACCATAAAGATCCATGTCAATTGGGTTTCCACCAACTACATTGGGGAGACCTAACTCGATGATGAATCTATTTGGTCTAGTGCCTTGAAATCGTTTTCTAAAATCATTAATTCCTATTGCCATATTTTATCCTTCTTTCTATTTTATTTATACTATTTTAAACTACTTTATTATAGATTTCCGCTTAATTCATCGTTCAGATTCTTATTGGTGAATGTAATACGGACATAGTTGATTGCAACAGTTGGTTTGACTAAAACATCTGCAACAAAAATTCTTGATTGAACTAGTTGTGGGGTATTATTAGTTTCATCACAAATTATTCTATAATCTGTAATACCTCTTTGTCCCTTAACTGTTTCAAGAATAGTACTTGCAGCAAGAGTAAATCTTGCTCTGGTAGTTGCATCATTAATTTCGAAAAGAATCGATCTTGCAATTGGATTAATAACTTTTCTTAGATAGATGAAAAGTCTAGAAACATTAATTCTAGAAAGAGTTGATGTATCAGCTTCTCCGGTCTTATCTCCAAAGAGAAGAGTTCCTTCGCCTGGGAATGTTACTACTGGATTGATCCCGGCATCATATAGTGTATTTTGTTGTGTAACAGTAGGATTGCTTAATAATCTTACAACATTTAAAATTCTACCACGAGCTCTTCCTGCGGGGGAGAACCAAGGATATGAATCTCTATCGCATCTAGTTATACATCCAGCAACATCAGGAGATATATTTGTTAAAACTAATTTTCCTGCGTCTAGATTACCTTGACCTGTTGCATTTAAATGATATTTTGATCCTGCAACATTTACATAAAATTGAGTTGATGTACTAGCTTCCCTTTCGGAAGCAGCAACCCCGGCCTGAACAGCAATTACACCTAAAACTGGAATTTCTGAAATTGCTTTTGCTTCTACAACGCTTTTAATATTACTATAGTCTGATTCTCCGGTGTCACCCATAAAAATTACATCATAACCAACTGTTGGATCTTTTAATGAATCATATTCATTTGAAGTATTTGAAACAGATCCAGTACCACCAACTAAGCACGAAGCACCGTATTGTAGGAAGTTATGAACTGCCCACCATTCTTTTTGCCATTGTTTGGTAAGACCAGAACCACCAATATCAATAAATTCAGCAGCAGAAGCTCCAATCGCTCCCTGTAATGTTGCTCCAGTCAAACCAAAAGAAATGCCTAAAAATTCAGCATAGTTTCTTAGTCTTCCAAACCAATCAGAAACATTTTCAACGGTCATGAGACCTGATTGTTTTTCTGCGGTAACTCCTAAATCGTGAACTAAACCTCGTCTTGAAACCATAGCACCAATTCCTGGACTCGTATTTTCTCCGATTGGTGCTACTAGTGATTCATCAATAATTTTTACTGTTACATTTGGTCGTGCCATTTTTAATCTCCTTTAATAAGTGTGGTTTGAAAATATGTATATATTTTGATATCTTCAAATAAACCACGCACCAATATCAGGAAAATCATCTTTTAGTATCACTTTTCTTGGTATTTTACTTTTATCGACCAAAATCCAAGCATCATCATCTAAATTGTTATCTTTATCCTGATCTTTTGTTCCATCATCGTAAAAAATAGGCATAAGTTCAGATTCTATCTGTTCAATCTGACTTTGATACATCTCAAGTCTAACATCTAAATTTGTAAGATTTTCGAAGAAATTTTGTCTAGTTGCCCAGGCAAAAAGAACCAGACACATAACCAAGTCGTCATTGTGTCCTTCGTCCGCTTCAAAACTAGTTCGTTTGGCAATAAAGGTAGTAAATTCGTTTATAATATCAATATCGCTAAATTGAAGTTTATCTTGTTCCACAAGATTTTTAAGAACCGAACACCCTAATTTTTTAACTAAAGTACTAGTCTTGACTCCAAATTGAAGATTTTTAGATCCACCAAATTCACTAATAATTTGGCCTTTTCTACCCAACATATTGACTTTTACCAGATTTTCATATTGCAAATCAGTATGCAAGACATCTGCAACTTGGGAACCAATATCATTCACTTCCACCAATATCCAAGCATTGTTATATCGTTTACCAACAGAATTAATAATTGACGGATATACAAGAGGTGAAATAATATTATTTCTAAATTTAGCAACTACTTTGTATGGGGGTTTGGTGACATCTAGCACCACGAACGCGCTGTAGTCCTTTCCCTGTCCTCTGGCGGTATCTACAGTGATGAAGTAGACATGATCGTTGTTGTTGTCATTTTGATCTTTTATTGGTTCTTCATACACCCAAAACCCGTCTTTATTTCTTACTAGAGGCGGAGAATATGTTAAAGTATGAAGTTTGTGAGAAGCAATTAAGGTATCACTAGATCCAATAAAGTCACATTCAAACTCCTGCTGAAACTGCTTCTCAGAAGTATTTTGAATTGTTTTCTTTCTCCACTCATCATCGCGCAAAGGCCCGCCCGGAAATTGTGGTGTCTGACCCCAATTAATATCAATTGGCACATATTCATTTTGCTTATTGATTGCACCTTTCCAAAACTGGTAAAACATGTTTAGACCGTTTGGGGTAGAAATGATAATAACTTGTGTTGTTTGTCCAGCAGTTACTGTAGGATAAACTGAACTAAAAAATTCATCTGCCACGGTTACGGGAACGTGAGCAAACTCGTCTAGTACAATGATGTTGAAAGATCCACCACGAACTGCCGAAGATGATGTCGCGGCCGCGATGATCTTTGAACCATTTTCTAATTTAATTGAGTTTTTATTCCACTCGACAATTCCCTGCTGTAACCACCACGGCAAATGTTCATATGCCATCTTGATGCGCTCAAGAACTTCACGAGCAGCAGTTTGCTTGTTTGCAAGAATGGCAATATTCATATTTTGATTAAACAGTGCTTTATTTAAAAGATAACCAGGACCTACTGTTGTTGTCTTACCAGACTGACGAGGAAGTTTACATATAACATGTCTATGATTTACAAGTGTTTCTAAAATAGTTTCCTGATAATCATATGGAATAAAAGGAATAACCCCTTGATCAAGAGAAACTACCTTAATATAAGTTTTTGCAAAGTAAATAGGATCGTTAGCACACTTGATGTATTCTTTAACTTGTTCTTTCGAGAAGTCAACTTTTACACCAGTTGGTTTTAAATTCTTGTTTCCTAGATAACCTTTTTTATTGTACCGACTGCTCGCCATCTTCATCCTCCACATCAATCACTTCTGCTTCGGGTAAATCTTTATACTGACTTCTAGATGTATTAATTAAATTTTGAAGATCAGTAGTAGAACCAACATAGATTGAATTGTTTGTTGTGTTCTTGATTGTCACATTTTCCTTTTCTGCATCCTTTGCCTTCTTGTGTATTTCAAGAAGATCTTTATTCATTTCAGTTACTGTTTTGAGAAGCAGAGATGCAACTTCATATGCTCTTGGCGAGTCTCCTGCTTCTGCAACACGCATGATTCCCTGAACTGCATCCATACCAGTTGTAATCATTTCGGTGATGCTATCTCTCGCTTTTTCAAAATCACCACTTAGCATTGCCTCTCTCTGTTCTTTTTTGATCTTGTCTAGATCTTTTTTAGAGACAGGTAATTCTTTTGGTTTAGATGGTTCAAACTCTACATCTAATGCTTTTGATATTTTTTCATTTGCATCGCTCATGGTACATATGTAACACTTCCTGTGTCAGCATCTCCTGTATATCCTGTATCTGTAATAAATTCTTCTGTAACATAATTTTTAAAGTTAATATCTACATTTTCTATTGGTCCATAAGAAGTAGTGTTTATCTTACCAAATAAATATGTTTTTGCTGTAAATGTAAGACTTGATATTACACTTCTTCTTGTTGCATACGTCCCTTCAAAATCTTCTGTAGTTTGAACACCATTTAGTTGAAATGGAACATCCACTTTGGTATTTAATTCATTAAAGTTTATAGTAACAGTAAAATCTGGAGTAAAATTTGGTATTATTTGTTCTATAATTTGAAAATTATCATCTATGGTTCTAGCAAAAACATAAACACCAAAATCTACATTATATGGTATTTCTGACCACATAGATGACGTACTGTCTGAAGTTGAATTTATTACTTTTTTAAGTTTATTCAACTTTCTTGTTGGATCATATAAAATATTTGTTATTTGAAATCCAATAACTGGAAGAGTTATTCCCAGTTTAGTACCAGAACTAATACTACTTGCTTCTGTTAACCTTCTTACAAATTTTTCTTTTGGTCCGTAGGTCAACGGTACTCTTATTTTTTCAGTTAGAGTATTAGATGCATCAAATCTAGAAAGATATATTTCATTAAATATAGATCCAAATGCAACAACTAACTTTTTCAGAGAACGATTATAATAACTATCGTTTATGCCAAACATCAATATTCTCCTT